ATGGGCAACCGCGAAGGCGCGTTAGTCAATTTAGGAATGGCGTTAGATTTGATTGAACAATCTTTGCCAGCACTGGGCAGCGAATCTGAAGAAGGCAAGAAGGCATTAAGTGCTTTGACTGCTTTGACTTCAGTGCTAGGTGCGAAGAAAGCCAAAACAAATGAATTGCAACAGTCTGAAATTCTTCAGATGTTACAAGCCTTGCCTCAAGCGGGTGGTATGAATCCGCAGAGTATGGCGCTACAAAACGCACCGGCAGTACCAAATATGCCGCCCATTCCTGGTGCTGTTCCAGGCGGCGCACCTCCAACCGCACCTCAAGCTAGCCCTTTATAGGAGTAAATCATGGATTTGTTTAAACCCCGTGGCGCAGGCCAACCCCGTAATCCCGTATCTGACAATCAGCAAAATGGTGTGGTTACTAACCCACCCCGCTTTGCACACCTTGGAGGCTTAGATTCTGCTTCCAAATTTGGTACCAAAAACAAGATGATGGTTGCAAAACCTGCTGACGGCAAAAAAGTCATCTGAAGTTAAAGGGGATATATTATGTCAACATTAGAAGACTTAAGTTACGAAGCGCGAGATGAGTTAGCCCTGCTAGCGCGTCAGCTATCAGAGAACCCAAATACACGGGAACAATTCTTACGCTTAACCAAACAGGCAAAGCCTGATATGTTAATTCCTGAGTTAGATATTAAGGATAAAACATATCAAGCAATGAATCAGTCTGAACAGCGCGTACAACAGTTGGAAGCTAAATTGCAAGAGCGCGATGCAATGGCTGATTTAGAAAAACGCCGTATGTCTTTGATTAAAAAAGGTTTGGTTGATAACGAAGACCAGATTGGCGAAGTTGAAAAAGTGATGCTTGAGAAAGGCATTACCAACCATGAGGCAGCGGCAGAGTATTGGTCTTGGATGCGTCAGACCGCAGAGCCTACGCCTATGGGTTATCAACCTAGCGCATTGAGTAAGTTTGACTTGTCTATGTATTGGAAAAATCCAACACAAGGTGCAAGAAACGAAGCAGCAAAAGCCTTACAGGAACTTAGGAAAAATCCTAAACCTATCGGCTTGTAAAAAAGTAGGGGATACGTTTTTTTAAGGAGATAAACCATGCCTATCGGCGGCGGTATTATTCCAGCAACGGGGTCGTCCCAATATACCGAGTTGACTTACGTTACTCGCCGGGCGTTTATCCCAAAGCTGGTCGTTCAGCTTTACAACAGTACACCCTTGCTCGCAGCATTGATTGCTAACAGTCAGTCTGCCTCTGGTGGTGTGTCCTCCGTAACCGTACCCGTTCAGGGCGCTCAGTTTGTAAACGCGCAATGGTCTGATTACTCTGGTTCGTTTAATCAGCCTTCAGTCCAGCAAGGTGCGTTCAATGCTGAATACGACCTGAAGTTGATGATTGCTCCCGTACCGTTCCTCGGAATGGAAGGTGCAGTTCAGCAAGATGCGGCTATCATCCCCTTGATTGAAGCGCGTATGAATGACGCGATGAACGTTATGATGGATGCAATGGCAACAGCCTTGTACAACAACACTACAAATACGCAACAGTTTATCGGTTTGCCTGCTGCTGTTTCAGCTTCCGGCACCTACGGTAACATTTCGCGTAGTACATATTCTTGGTGGCAGTCTGGCTCCTATGCAGCCGGTAACGTCAACCCCACCCGTCAGAACATTCTTCAGTACATCTCCGGTACCGTTAAGAAAGGTGCGGAAGTGCCTTCATTTGGTATTTGCGGATTTGGTACTTGGACCTTGCTGGCACAGGACTTTGTGGGACAAGAGCAATATGTCATTACCCCTGGACATGGTTTTGATGGCGATGCAAATGGTCCTCAAGCTGCGTTCCGCGCATTGATGGTTGCTGGTGTACCTATTTATCCAGACCCTTACTGCCCTGAAGGTACTGTCTACTTCCTGAACACTAATTACTTGTCTCTGTATATCCATGAGCAAGGTTCGTTTGTGTTTACCGGATTTGAGTCGACTCTACCTAATTGGCAGATTGGCTATGTTGGCGCTGTTATCATGATTGCGGAAATGGTCTCGACCAAACCCAAGAGCATGACAGTGGTGTCTGGCTATAACTCTATTTCACTATAAGGAGATAAGCCATGTCATTATCAGCAAACAAGATTTTACTAGCAAACGCGTCTACGAACGGTGCTGGTGCATATTTTCAACCTTACTACCTGACCAACGGTTCAACAACCGCTGTTACGATTCCTGGTGGTATTTACTGGATTATGCCCACGGGTAACGTGACCATTGAGTTCAATACCAACTTGTCTGGAAACATTTCTAATGCTTCTTGGACGGTTGCTGTTGCAAACAATACAGGCGGTTTGATTTTGGCTGACGGTACAAACGTGCGTGCTAACGTGTTAGCAGGTAACGTGTCCATCATCCTTTATGCAACCAATGGCGGTCAGAACGTATCTGGAACATATAACGCTAGTTAAGGAGGTGTTCCATGTCTAACGTAGATTCCGTAGGCCAGAATACAGGGGCGAGTTTTGGTAACTTTGCCCTTAGTTCCGCAACTGGCGTGTCCTTAGCTGCAACAGGAAACGCTGTTGTTTCATTGCCTATTTTGAGTGGTGGTTTGACTAAAGGTAATTCTGTTGTTACTTCTGGTAGCGTGATTATTCGCCGTATCACTATTCAAAACCCTAGTGCCAACGTATCAACTGGAAATATCACGATATACACATCGAACGATGGTAATACCAGTAATGCGGTAACAACTTCAGGCGGTACGTTATTGACTAACATGACTGCAACGGGAACGTGGCAAGACCTGACTATCATTTCGCCTTATTTGGCAAATGCGGTTTCTGGTTATAACACGCAAGCGTTGTATGTTGGCGTAGTTGCTAACGTAGCTGCAACCGTTGATATTCGCGTGTATGGCGATGTGGTGAGTTTCTAAAATGACATTAGTCAGTGTGACGAATAAATGGGTGAAGCCGGTAGAGGCGAGTTTTGAATATGTTCTCTATCGCTTTCCTGTAAATGAAGCCGTGGAGATTCCGGTTGAAGCGGCGCGTCACATCTTTGGTTATGAGCAAGAAAATAAAGTGCCATACCTAACGCGTCTGGCCTTTATCCAAACAATGAATGATATTCCAGAAGGTATTAAAATTCTGGATAAGTTTAGAATTACGGAGGCAACTCCGAAACCAGACCACTTCATATCCCCGGTGGTGGAGAGAGTACCCCTGCCTAACGCAAGAAAGGCGGGGGGAAATATCCGCGCTGCTTAACATGAGAGATAAATGTCTCAAACACTTGGCGGGTACATTACGCAACTCAGATATTTGCTGCATGATGCAAATGCAAATTTCTATTCTGATACGCAACTAACAACCTATATCAACAATGCGCGTGAACGCGTTGTTCGTGATACAGGTGCGCTACGCACCATACAAACAACTACTGTTCCTACTTCCCCTTCTGCTGGTGGCCAAGCCCCGGTGTTGTGGACCGCAAATACCGCAGTCACAGTAGGCCAACAGCTAGTCAGTAATATCTACACTTATCAAGTTACAACGGCTGGTACAACAAGCTCGACAGCACCGGCTTACCCCGGTAGTAGTAATACAAACTATAGCGGTAATGTTTACCCGCCTAGTACGCCCTTTCAAGACGGCACTGCTTATATACAATATGTGGGCAATGCTGAACAAATCAACTATGTATCTCTACCTTCAGGTCTTCAGACGCTAGATATAATTAACGTCAACCTGTATTGGGGAAATACGCGCATACCTCTACGTTACTTGCCCTGGACTCAGTTCAATGCAGAGTTACGTTTTTGGCAGAATTATATTGGGCGTCCTATCTGCTACACCCAGTATGGACAAGGTTCTATTATTATTGCGCCGGTACCAGACAATATATACACCGTTGATTTAGATACGGTTTTATTGCCTACGGCTTTGGTTAATAGTTCAGATGTTGACCCTATCAATGACCCGTACTATTCACCGGTTATTTTCTACGCGGCTTACCAGGCTAAGTTCTATGAACAGTCTTATGGTGAGTCAGAGATATTCAAGCAAGAATATATAAAGCAAACTCAGGCCGTACTGGTGTCTATATCTACCAGACGGATGCCAACTCCTTACTCGACACCTTTCTAACATGGCCGCCGCAGAACAGAAGAAATCGTATGCGGTTGTCAAACAGTTTGCAGGTGTTGACACCAAGGCTAATAGAACAGCTATCAAGGAAGAAGAATTTTCTTGGCTTGAAAACGCTATGCCTATTGGCTATGCAAATCTTAAGATTACGCCCACATATTCCAATGTTGGCTCAATTACGTTTGCTAATACCGTTACCAACTTTACCTCGGTCAACATAGGTTTATACGATTATTTGTTAGCGTTTCAAGCTGACGGTTCTTTGCAAGCAGTAAACGTACAGACTTTAACCTTAAGCAATGTAGCGGCCGCGGGTATTTTTACTGGTGATGGCTTAACTAACGTAGGCCAGTGGCAAAATACAAATGCTTTAATAGCTGATTCTAATAAAGGTTTATACAGTTGGGATGGCACAAATCTTATAAACGTAGGTTCGGTTGGTACAATTGGTATTGTAAGCGGTGGCTCTGGCTATACATCACCACCTGCTGTAACGATTGGTGCGCCTAACCAAACCGGCGGCCAACAGGCTTTTGCAACCGCAAGTCTTACTGCAAACGCGGTTAGCTCAATCATTTTGACTAATGCTGGAAGCGGATACACCTCACCCCCCACAATTACTTTTAGCGGAGGCGGTGGTTCAGGCGCTAACGCAATATCTCAATTAGTTACTTTTGCTACTGGCACTATGTCTGTGCTGGTAACAAATGGTGGCGCAGGATATACCAATGCAGCTAATACCGTAGTTACTATCACGGGTGGCGGTGGTGCAAACGCTAACGGTACTGCAATCATTTCGGGAAACATAGTCACTCAAGTGATTATGAATAACTATGGTACCGGGTATACAAACACATCCAATATTGTAGTGACCATTACTGGTGGTGGTGCTACGACCAATGCTAAAGCTACTGGTATTGCTCAGACTAATCCGATTGTTGGCGTAGCGTCTTTCTCTGGTCGTGTATGGGTGGCGCAAGGAAGAACCATAACCTATTCATCTTCAATAGGATTTACGGACTTTTCTACTGTATCCGCAGGTCAAATTGTTTTAACTGACTCAACCCTGCATGGAAATATTCAGCAATTATTGTCTGCAAATAACTTTTTGTACATATTTGGCGATGACTCAATCAACGTCTTTTCCAATATACAAGTGCAGTCAAACGGCACCACCATCTTTACTAATACTAACGTCAGTGCGTCAGTAGGTTCAAAACGTGCATACGCAATATTTCCGTATTTCCGTTCAGTGTTGTTTATGAATGATTATGGTATTTATGCTTTGGTAGGTTCTACAACTTCAAAGCTGTCTGACCCATTAGACGGAATCTTTCCTTACATAGACTTTACTAAACCTGTAAGTGCAGGCCAGGTGTTGTTAAACAACATTCTGTGTTCAGCCTTTAATTTCTACTACACAGGCGGTCAAGGTACTGTATCTACAAGCCGGTATATACAAGCGGTATTCTTTGAAAAGAAATGGTTTTTTACCAGTGGAGATGCTACACAGAAGTTTGTGACTTCGGCACCAGTTGGCGGTAAAATAAATTTATATGGCACAAACGGTACATCGTGTGTGCAAATGTATTCAAATACAACGGGTAATGTAAGTAGTTATGTGCAGACTGCTTTGATGCCAATGGGAGACCCCATACGCACCAAGCAATCATTGAAGGTGGGTATTGAAGCAACTCTGACCACAGGTGCAAGTGTAAGCGCTACTATTGACTCAGAGGCCGGAAGCCAAACAATACCATATTTGGCAGCAACAACATTTGTAAGTTGGATTAATGCCAGTGGAGTAACAATACCCTGGAAAAACAATTTAAATGCAACAGT